TCAAGGCTCTGAGAATCGCTGTCCGAGGTGTCAAGCACCATTAAAAGTGGTTCAAGTGCATGGTCATGGGCAGTGCAGCTACTGTAAAGCAGTTATTGATGACTGCTGTCAGGGTGAGACATGTTCGGTTACGTCTTCAGACCAGAAATCTTATCGCACCTAGCTCCGCTAACCACAAACTTAGATAACTCTGGGTTGTTCATCACTTCGATAGTCATCTCTGCTGCTCGATCGTTGCACTGACCGATGGTCTCATACGGTCCACGCATGTCCTCGAACACTTTGCAGCTTGATGTGTCAACAATCAGACACACTAATATCATTGCTTCAAACATTATCTTTCACCTTACCTAAAGTCCTAAATAAAAGTATATCTATATCCACAACAGTTTCTACGTCTGCGGGATCATTGCGGTCATATCTTCCGCCCTGTCTCTCAGGATAGTCTTTGTTTAAAGGCACATAGCCTAATTCATCTGCCCATTTAACCACCAAGATTGTGTTTAATCCGGTGGATTTATTGATCTGTTTCGCAGAGTCAATCTTTTTCTTAGATATCATGTATGTGGAATATTTATTTTTTTTATTTGTTCTATTTTTTATTTCAACAAATCCGACAGCTTCACCTTTTCTTATGCTCACAAAATCAACGGAGGATGTCTTTGGCATCTTGAAAAGATTACAGTTCCAAAATTGCGACAAAGCTGTCGCAATTTTACTTTCTTCAAATAAATCTTTTTGCGATTCATATAAAGGTCTCATTCTACTTCCCCCCAGTTATCTACCAAAGCCATGTCAACTTCAAATGGTACGTTAAGTTTCGGGATACAATTTTCCATAATATCAACTATCCTATCTGCCTGCTCTTTAGATTCGATGCTAAAGCAAAGCTCATCATGTACGGTTAACATAGGAAGCAGGCCCTCCTTATAACAGTCCACCATCGCTTTCTTTGTCTGGTCGGCACTCGAACCTTGGATCAGTTTGTTCAGCGCCTTGTATGTAAAGGCACGACGTATCATACCCTTGCCGCCATACTCCTTGGCAGCTTCCTCGAGCTTCATAGCTTTGTTATAGCCAAAAGACTTAGGCTCCCACATATCAAACCTGCACTTGCGACCAAGCCATGTTCGGATAGCACCGTTGGTAGCTGCTGTCCCGGCTGCTAGATCTGCAATACCTTTCACAAAAGGCACCCTTTCATGGTACTTTTCAAGCAATGTCTTGGCTTCATCTTCCTCGATGTCCATTACACCAGCCAGCTTCTTGCGCCCCATACCGTACATAATACCAAGGTTTACAGTCTTGGCCTCCTTACGGGTTATGTCGGCAAGATCTGCCACCATCTGGTGGAAGTCAGCGTTGCCCTCTTTATACATTTCAACTACAGTATCAATTTGAGGGTGACGATTTACTCCGGTCAATTGAGCGCAGTAATGCGCTAACCATCGAGGCTCCTGAGAAGCGTAGTCAAAGCTACCCCACTTTGTCCCTTCTTCTGGCAAGAACAGCCCACGGATCAATGACTTGATCTCTGGATCTCTCGCCGGGATTTGCTGGAGGTTGGGGTTGCTCGAAGAAAATCGCCCGGTTACCGTGCCACCTTCATCAGAACGAAGAGGATTAAAGTCACAATGAATGCGCCCTTTACACGAATGTTCAAGGATTGTCTCAACAAAGGTAGTGTTTGCCTTGTTAAATTCACGCAATTTCACAATTTTCTGTGCAATTGGGTGCGTGTGGTTCACAAGAAATTGTTTTGTAAAGGAGGGAGCATTCGTATTCTTTGTCCTTTTATACGAGATCCCAAGAGAGTCGAACGCTCGTGCTATAGATGCAGCTTCCCAAGGGGAGACAGCGACCCCGGTCTCTTCCTTTATTTGTTTAAGTAAAATATCCTCTCGTTTCTTTAGATCTTTCTTGACTAACTCAGCTTTGTCTATGTCAACCCGAACGCCCTTTGTCTTCATGTCTAGCAGGCACGGCAGGAGACTGGACTCTAGCTCAAAGATGCTGCTGACTTCATCCTTAATGATCTCAGGGCGAAGCCTGTCCCAAAGACGTAGGGTCACCGCAGCATCCTGTTCGGCGTAGCTGCCCACAAACTTTGACGGCAATCTCCACATCCCGCTTTTGGGATCGACATGATACATCGCAGCCGCAGCCTTTAGCATCTTCTCGTTCTTGTACTCTCCAAGGTACTCGCCCGTCAGAGAGTTAAGATTGTAAAACCTACGGTTCTCGTTAAGTATGGGAGCCGCTATCATGGTGTCGATTATCGGACCTTGGACCTCGATCCCTGCCCAGCGCATCCAACCAAGGTCATACATAGCGTTATGCATAACCTTTTCTATGTTGGGTGTTGCCATTTGTTTCTTGAGCCAGTTGACTACAGATTTCTCTGGTAGGTTTCCATCCTCATGGCGCACCGGATAGTAGCCAACGAAGTCACCAGCCGCCACAGCGTAGCCGATAACGTAGCCATCATCCCTACACCACCCCGGCCCTAACGTAGTTAGGTTCGGGTCTCTGGTTTCCAAGTCAATAGCTATCCGCTCACAGTTTGTAAGATCAGGGAACGAAGACGGCGGAGCCCACTCATCATCCCCGAACCCAAGCGCAGCTTCTTTTACATCTATGTCAAGAAGATTGATCTGGTTATCATTCATTTACTCGCTCCAAAGCGTCTACAGGGTTTTGTGTCCAAACAAATATAGGCGTTCCTTTGCCTACATAAGCACCTGATACGTTAAACGAAAAGTATTCCACCGCCTCCTCATGCGTCATGTCGTGTTCTTCTACAAGGATCTCAATGCATTTGGCAGCGTCATACGCCAACACGTTATCATCCCCGCATCTCTCAGCTATACCAAGTATAGCTCTATCAAATCCGTCAGCAATCATCGCAGTCATTTACAATTTCTCCTCCTAGTGCGGCATAACCTATGATATCTACCCATGAGTCATCCTTTGTTGCGTCTTCAGCCAGTCTTGCTAACTTCAATCCGATCATACAAGCGACCACCTGCTCTGGTGTTATGCACCTGCCTAAGATCACGCTCCATATGGTTGCTATACGCTCATGGTTAAACTTAGCTGGCCCATACTCCTTGGCCCTCGGACCGTTGATTAGCTCTTCAGCTTTATTAAGAAAGTCTTCGCGTGTTTTCATAGCGGAAATCCATAGTGTGATTGTGATTCTATAAGGTGTAGTGATTTTCGAGCACGGGTCAGGCCGACGTAAAACGTCCGAACTTCGGAGTCCTGATCGAGGCTTTCAGCGCATGCTCTAGATGAATCTAATAATAGCGCGACGTTATCCGCCTCGCCACCTTTTGCTTTGTGAATCGTCGATATCTTGATCCTCGGGGTCCCCGTCAAAATAGACTCGCCCATACGACGTACTGATGTAATGTATATTCTCTCTGTCTCGCTCACCCGCAGCACTTCGTACCACGGTGTCTCCTTCGTTGCTAATAGGGAGCACTGGTTCTGAATGTCGGTTAGCCTGTAGGTTTGTTCGGGGTCTAAGTTTGCGAGGACTTTCTTGCCAGCCTTTGTAATTATGGTTGGCGTTAGTAAGGTGGACAGCTTCTTCAACTCTTGTGCAGACAGTTCCTGATCCTTGCATAGTTTTAACCATACCTCGATACCTGTTAATACATTTGGAGAGATGGACCAACCGGAACCTTCACGCCAGTACAGGAACCCTTGTTCTTTAAGGTCATTTGCGATTCTGTTGGCGATGTAATTGGTACGAGCAAGGATTAGCCACTCACCAGTTGTTATGTCCACATCCATGATATCACGATGCCAGACTATACTTCCAGTTTCTTTAGTGCTTGACCATGTTTTTTCTTGCCTCGTTCGCAGGCGTTTAACTAAGTTATCTGCTTCTTTATGTATAGCTATGGGAAGACGATATGATTTGTTTAATACTATCTTATTATCGCATGCCCCCAAGAAATCTCTTACGTTCACACCCATCCAAGAATAGATGCACTGATCATCATCGCCAGCGTAGTATATGCGCTTGGCATTGGGCTTCATTACTTCATGCACCATACGCCACTGAAGAGGGACAAGATCCTGTGCTTCGTCAACAATTAAGACATCGAGCAGCGGACACTCGCCCTGCTCGATAAAGTTCTCGATCATGTCTACAAAGTCTACCTTGCCTGTCTTTCTTTTGTAGTCATTCAACACTTGGTTAACCAACTTTAGTTGCTGGTAATGTAGCCTGCGGTCAGCAGTCTCATTAAATTGATCCTCAACGCTAATCCCTTTAACCCTCGCCATCTGGATGATGGACATGTACGCATCACCACTTTTCCCGGGAGAGAATAAAAGGCCATCTGCCATAGTCACTGAGGAATTAGAACTAAATTCAAGGCCAAGTAGCTTTCCTAACTCTGAGTAGTCTTTACCACTTAACACTTGTTTTGTAGTAAGCCCCAACACCTGAAACGCAAAGCTATGTAGTGTGCGAAACCAGACCATCTGGGTTACATCCATGTTCAGCTTTGACGCTGCCCTCTCTCGAGCTTCTTCTGCCGCCTTACGACTGAACGAAACAAATGCTATCGACTCTGGTCTAGTGCCACTGTCCAGTTCCTGTTGTACGATCTCAATCAACCGCGTTGTCTTGCCCGTGCCCGGGGGTCCGAAGATAGTTGTTTCCATTAGAACGGCACCTCATCACCTTGGACCTCGATACTCGGAACTTGGACCTCTCTATTAAACGCAGGAACCCACCACACACGAAGCTGCTTCGACTCATTGTTTGTTGTGTTAAACCTACGCTTTCCGTTCGCTGGGTTACCAGAGTTAAGCTCCTTCAATCGCTCTTGTATCTGTCCACGACTGTACGTTTCAAACTTGTTGTTCCGAAGAAACTTTATCAGTGCCTCTATCTTGAAGTACGTCATGTTGTCTTCGTCGGTGAATGGCTTACCAAGAGTAATCTCTTCTGCTGACTGAGCCTGCACCCTGCCATCACAAAATCCTTCAAGTAGATCCATGAACTGACCCTTGTATGTTAGCTCTTCTGGAACCTCGATCTCACTCATGTCTTCCATCATCATAGAAACTATCTGTTGCCACGCATCCATCTTCATCAGCGGTGGCATCTTGCGGATCTGTTCCATGCAGGCTTTTTGAAATCTCTGTGGTGTCTGCAAGTCATCAGTCGTTAGCTCGACACGTTGCCCAGCTACATCACAAAACCACACAGGCGGCTCCGACTTAACAACACATAACCCCGACACATCCATGTTCGATACATGACTGCCGATACCAAACTTCTTTGTTTTGCAAAGTGTCTTGTTGCAAAAACTTTTAAGTGGCTCCTGATCACACGGGAATCCATACTCCTTCTTCTCATGCTGGCTCTGGATCGTTACGATCTCTGACGCTGGCAGGGAAGGGGTGCAATACTTACTGTTAATTTCTTCGAGTCTGGCTTTCCAGTTGTCGGGCTGCTCTTTCTTACAGCCCACGGCTGCTGCAAACATAACTGTATTGCGTGTGCCTTCGGGAATCCCCTGTCCGAACATACATGCCAGACAGGGGGCCCAATCCTTAAACTCGTCAACCTGTTTACCAAATGTCAAACCAACAAATCCATCTGGTGATACAGCCCTCGCGTCAACAAGGTCAAGGAATTCTTCTAACGACGCTGGCTCTCCGTCTTCTTTAATCGCGTAGCGGAGAGTTTGTTTCTCATCAAAGTACGGCAGGTTAATAAAGTTCCCCACATCACCACGCTCGACAAGAATCTGTTCTTGCTTTGGGAAAATTTCACAGCCGCCGTAACCAAGTACGGCAGAAATCTCTGAAGCTTTATCACGGAACTCTCCTGCATTTATGTAGTCTTGGAAGAAAAAGAATATATGTGCACCACCAGACTTTGAACGGCACACCACACAAGGAACCTTCATCTTACGAAGCTTCTTGTCCAGTGCCACCAGATCCAGTGGATACTGATCGATGTCTAGCGCACCGAACTTACAGTTGTTGTCTTCGTTGATCGGGATAGAGCCTACACCGTGAGAACCATTTATGTGTCCTTCGATAAGTTCTATCGTCAACGGCTTGCGAACGATGAACGACTTGGCTTTTTGTTTGCCAGCCCTTCTCTCATTCGATATCTGTGTCTGTCCATGCGCCGCGCTGAATCCTTCAAACGCAGCCATGAACCTTTTTAAATAGGTCATGGTTTGTCCTCAGTTGGTTTGGGGTGGTGAAGGGAGATACACCACCCCAAGAGGTTTAAAACGGTACGTCTGCTCCTTCGGGTTCGCTCCGTTTATCTTCACCAGTACCTGTTTTAATATCACCAGCCCTGAATGAGTTGTACAAATCACGAGCCTCGACGATCGCAGCTTGCGGTACATCGCTCATCTCTAACTGAGAGACTGAGTAATTGAACCACGAACCTTTGTCGTTGCTCTCCTGCACAGATGTCAGCTTCCACGGCACTGCCCACATTGGTGGGTTGAACAAGCCCTTCTCTGGGTGCGTGATCTTTAGCCCCGCACGACGAGTGTTCCACTGCTTTGCAATTTTCATCTGTGTCTTCTTCATGTCACAGATCATTTGCGTTGTGGCACCATTGTCCTCAACACCTAGCACCAAGAACTGCGCGGATCGAACAAGCTCGTTACCGGAAGGTAACATCTCAGAAGAACCAACCCGCTGAGTCTTGCGGATGTCAGGGTCACCTGCATCTAGCTCACCCATGAACCCACCGCCAGACTCTCGAAGCTGGAACTCTAGGAACTTGGTAGTGTATGCACACATCAACACTGTAAGGCCACTGTCAGCTTCCCAGAACTGACCAGTTACTGTGTTGAAAATATCTCCTGCCGACGCACCCTTTATAAACTTAGAGTCTGTCTTCAAAAGTTGTGGTGACAGCGGCTGTAGAATCCGTAGAAACGGAATCTGCATGTCGTCTGCACCAATTGTCTCCATGCCCTGACCTGCGCTTGCGTACAGATCGTCCATGATATTTGCCACTGCTGTGGTCTTTGCTTCTGCTACTGCTGTATCAGCCATTATCATCTCCGTTTGTAGGGGCGAATGGCCCCGAAAATTCATACCCAAAATAATCTTCATTTACATGTTCGATAATCTTTTTTCGTACCTCTTCTCGCAATGCATCTTTCCAATCCAAACCAGTCTCGGAAAAATCCACAACTACTTTAAGAGGTATCGAAACATCGTATTGACATAGACCACCAAATATTTCTAATTCTTGATCCTCTGTAAAACTAGCAACACTCATAACTAACTCCTCGATATTTTGGCTTCGGTTCCGACGAAAACACCGAAGGTGTCAAAGTCGATCTCTTTTCCTGATTCAATACGCCCCTTCACCCAAGCCTTCAAAGTCTGCGGGTGCACATGCGTCTTCTGGGCTGGATCCAAACCCTGCTCCTCGAGATCCGCGACTACGGATCCGGCAACATTGTCTTGTCCAGCTTTGAATGAAACAGTTACATCATGTTTAATTAGGTCTCCCTCACCAATGGAACGTAGCCACTGGAAAGCTTCGTCACGTTTGTCTTCTGCTATTCGAGCGTGAACAAACTGACGTAAGGCAACCTTATTACCGTCCACGGTAATACTGTCCATGCCCATCTCTTGCATAAGAGCGGGAATGTCCTCTTCGTTTACTTTTCTTTTTTTGAATTTAAGATCCTTTAGATACTGCTCTGTTGTAGCAATCTCTTCATCGATCTTCATAGACTGGCGGATAAGAGTAGACAGCGCACTGCCCTTCTCTCCGCTTACACCGTCGAACTTACCGGCATCGACTTCCTCATTCATTAGCGAGAATATATCGCCCATCTTCCTACTCCTTCGTTAAAGTTTAACCCCTTCGGGTTGGATGAAGGTGATACGACGTACCACCTTCAGTTGTCAAGCAGCTTCTCTTGCGGCCACCTTAATTAGATGTGCCAGTTGCTTGCTAACACTTCTGTCTTCTGTTTCTGCCATATGTTTTAAAGATTCGTAAACAGTTTTTTCAATGGCTACTGATCTCCATACTGTACTAGATTTAGGTTTAGTCATGATATGCTCCTTCTTACTATGTTATTATATAAAACGCACACACCGTCAACTGTCTTTTATGACTTGATCAAGTGTTTCAGGTATTACACCCTTGAACCTGCGGTTCGCGGCATGTTGTTCCGAATCTTTGGGAGGTGATTTCCTTGGAAATTGATGTGGGTATCTGTGTACCTCACCTGTCTCAATATCCACATAAACCAGTTGCACCCCTAGCTGCCTTTGAAGATCGGTCAAGGTTCTGGAAATAATAGTACCTTTCTTTCTCCTCGACACGGTCTTGACATCGAAGTAATGCCACTCCCCCGACTTATCTAATACAACCAGATCAACAGGGCCTTGCTCCATTACCTGAAAGTAAACGTGACAGCCCTTCGATATAAAATAACTAGCAGCAATTAACTCTGATCTTTTGCCGACAGCTATGTTTGAATCAGGCCCATCCCCCACCTTTTTTGTACGCCTAACCACTACCCACCCCTCTTCGGGGATAACTCGAGCCACTGCCGCGCTTCTTCGCCCAGTGTCTTGGCAGATAAATCAATCTTCGCTCGAAGGGATTGAACGATGTGCTCATCAACTGTGCCCTTGGACACAAAGTCCACATAAGTGACGCTGTTCTCTTGCCCGATACGATGACATCGATCCTCCGACTGTACCCGGGTCTCGAGGTTGAAGTCGTTTGCGTAGTAAATCACGTTGGTTGCTGCGGTCAGCGTCAGACCATAGCCTGCGGTCTGAGGGTTAGCCACGAAGAACCTCGCATCTCCGAACTGGAAATCCTGAATCGCTTTCTGTCTGTCATCATCAGATGTGTCCCCGAAATAACTGACAGTGGAGCTCGAACCGTGAACCTTGGACAGCGCAGCTTCGATGTTTCGTATGTCGTACCTGAACCTCGACCATATGATTACCTTGCCAGACATCTCCTCGATGGTCTCCATCAACGCAGTGATGCGGTTGGTTTTGAATTCTACCAGTTCCTTGTCATCACTCATCACATGACCACACAACACCTGTTGTAACCGGAGCAGTTGCGTCATAACCGAAGGTGCAGTTACCATCTCACCGTCCTCCAGCAAAGCAATAGCTGCGTTCTTCAGTGACATGTAATGCTTGATCTGTTCGTCGGTCAGGCTGACATGACGTATGGTGTACACCTTTGCCGGAAGATCAAGTGCCTCTTCCTTGGTCACACGATACGAGAAACTATCCAGTTTGGTAGACAACTCCTCAAGGTTTCTGTATCCCACGATTTGTTGAAAACTGTGACTGCCCATCCGTTGAGTTCTGACAATGGCGTACCTTCCTTGAAATGAATAGTAGGAGTCATGCCCCAAGAGTCCGGTGTCCATAAAGGCGCACTGCGAGTAAAGATCCATTGGTGATTTCGTAACGGGTGATCCAGTGAGTATACGGCGAAACGATGCACTCTTACCAATTGCAACCAGAGCCTTAGTCCTCTTGGCCTTTGGGTTTTTAATAGTCGTTGACTCATCAACCGCAAGTAGAAACGACGATCCGCGAACGAACATCTCCATGTATTTTCGTACCTTGGTTGTCGCAAAACCTTCGACGTTGACGAGAAGGATGCGGAGCTTCTTACGCTCCTTAACACCTTCCTCGAGGTGCTTTTGTTGATTCTTGTTTGGGTTCGGATTCCAAACATATACCTCGTGCTCAATGTCCTCCCGTAAATGAGCAGGTATTTCAGATATCTGCCAGTTGCGATACACACCTTTGGGTGCAACGATGATCGCTGTGTCGATTTTCTTTTGCTCGTATAGCCACGCCATGTTGTCGATAAGAACTTTTGATTTTCCACACCCCATCTCCATGAAATAGCCATAGTTTACTTTGTCGTATGAACGCTCGAGCGCAACGCGCTGATGCTCATACGGTTTGGTTTTGTACTTGAATTCCATTTGTTTTCTTTTGCCCCTTGAGCGGTCTGCCCCTTTGAATTTTACCTATTGCGAAGCCCCTCTCCACTTCAGGTCTAACTATCTTCCCGTTCAAACTTTCCCCTCGCTTCGCAGGGTAAGACTCTTCGTTCGTATTTAATTTGTACCATCCTCTGTACGGTTCCTCTTGAACGCCAAAGTCTATCGGACTCCAGTTCATTGTGTCGAAGTCCTTATCGACATCACAAGTGAATATGTGGTTTTGCAGTTTTAAATTAAAAGCCATCCTCTTGCCCCTCTCAATTACTGCTGTTCGTCCGGCTCTTCGAGACCGCCAGATAACAGAGAATGTTTTGCAGTCTCGAGATACCACACAATGTCTGGGATATCTTCAACAGTGGTCATCATTTTTATGGAACCATCCTTGCCAGTGCCCACAATAACAACATCTGAGAGCATGCGACCTGCGACCTCGCACACCATAGGCACGGGATCAACCATGTATTTTATCCTATCGTTCAAATAAACGATATTATCCTTATCATCAGTCATCGGAGTTATCCTTCTCATAAACTGCGTCATTTATAATACGAGCCGTGTTTCTCATGTCAATGTACGCCTCAAGCCGCTTTCTGGTTCTCTCCGCTTCACGATACAAACCCGCAGCCATTTGCTCTGTGAGTTCCTCATCGAGGATACGAATGATCCGGTTCATCCCTGCAAAATTCTTTTCCATGCTTCTCGCACCTTTGCTTCTGCTTCGTTGCTAATGTCTGCGTCATCCAAATAGTCTTCGATCACATCTTCTATAACAGTCACGGCAGCAGACCAATACATCTTTTCTGGAACGGCGCAAAGATCTTCTTCGCTTGGCATCAATTTAGTTTCCAACATCGCAACCTCCTTCGGGGCTCTTTGGATTATTTCTAGCTTGCATAAGGAACACCTTAATAATTGTGTGCCCTCCCTCACACCGAATACAACAGTGTGAGGCTTTAGTTCGTGGCGGCACTTCGGACACTGACCTGCGTCTAAACGCTTTTGCCATGTGCCATCTCCAGCCTCAATCACCATCATAGATCTCCACGCTACCGTAGGCTTCTTTGCCTGCGGTCTCTTGAACCTCGCCCCATGTCTCTGCCATCATGTCATGGATGTCAGATAAACCCAAGTGACTAACCATGTCCATGTGGCCTTCCATCTCCGAAGTGAAAACAAGA